TTATTTCGTCTTCAAGAGGCTGATGGTCGCTTCGATTTGAGTAGTTAACCACGATTCCAAGTCGCCGAAATTGGTCGTGATATAGCTTCTCACATCCTCTGACAACTCTTTTAAGGCTAGATCCTTGGCCTTTGTGAGGGCCGTGGCTTGGGCTGTGGCGTCGAAGGTTCCGCTCTTCTTCAATAAATCGACGTAGGTTTGAAAAACGCAACGTACCGCGCTTGTGACGATATTCGTTGCGGCCTCTAGAAACTTGGCCGATTGCTTGTCGCTGATCTTCTTGTTGATGAGCTTTATCAATTGCGCGCCCGCGATAGATATAAGAGGTAGGACCACTGCGGTCACCACCATCGATATGATGTTAATTAAGATGTCGTTCATTTTTTTATTCCTCCTGAGTGGATTGCTTTGTTTCTGACATGGTTGTCGAGTTCGCTCTCGACCTTGCCCTCTACCGCTTCGTCATTGAATTTGATTTCGCTTTTCATTGTTTGGACCTCCTTATGTCCTTGACATATCTATCACTCCAAAAGCTCACTATAGCAAGTTAATTGAACATATATTTTTGGTAAAAGAAAAGAGCCCCCACAAAGGCTCCACGTTCGCTTTTAAGATTAAGTTGATTAGTTGTTGCATGAATAAAAAAAGCCCACACAAGCTTGGTGTGAGCCTCACTTTGAAAACATTGAGAATACAACCAGATTAATAGAATAAATTCATATTTCCTATTACAACACGTCCTTTATTTCTATCACCTGTTGGATTTTCTTTAAATACTTCAAATTTAATACCATTTGTAGCTATTGGAAATTGAGTATAAAAATTATCAGGATACTGCTTAAGAGTAGATAAATTATTAACAGAGAATTGCATCTGTTCTTGCCATTGATTTTCGGAATCAAAATAAAATAATTTTACATAATCATTTTGACCAGTTAAACTTTCCAATCCACTCCATAAAGATAAATCAAAATTTATTGCTTTTACATTAATATCAAAATTCATTTCTAGAGATGCTCTACCAGCACCACTTCTGTTAGCAGACAAAACCAAATATTGATTTTCTATATAACCACATCTTAACCTGCTTGTACCAAAAGTAAATCCATTTGAAGTAGTAATATCTTCAGTTTTATCATAGAAAAAGTATTGTCCTTGTCCATTTTCATTTACAAATTTTGTCGAAAAATCAATAGGTCTAATTAATTGGTTGCTATCAGTAACTTTGTAATAAATAATACCTGAGAAAAGTGCGCTTAACATATCTGCATCCATGTGACAATCATATGATTGTCCCCACCCCCAATTCAATCGAGTATTAAATAAAGTATTTGTTATTGTTTTACCATCTCTGTCTTTTCCTTGCCACACCTCATAAGCGTAAGCATTAACATAGTGATTTCCAAAATAACCCGCTCCTGCTTGACCTGCATAAATTGTAACAGGCAAGCCATTATCTATAGATTCTTTTACTTTGTTTATTTTACTATTTTTTGAGACAAGAAACCATCCTTGACTATGGGCGGAGATTTGATTATTAAGATGATATTTGTCTGTCATTAACGTATTAAATCCATCTACATAATCGCCTGGAAAGGTTAATGTATTTTTAGATCCTCCTGAATAGAGCATTGTTTCGTTTAAATTATTAATATTATTTTCTAGATTATAGGTTTCATTAGCAAACATAGGCCATTCCGATGTATTTGTATTAGTAAATATATCGTATGCCAATTGGATTCTATCAGTAGAATTTTCAGGATTGTTCATAATCGATGAATAGTTTTTGTTTCTTGCAAAGTAATCCATAATTCCCATCATTGCAATTGGACCACATCCACCATAACTACTAGCAATACCAGATGTATTAATTGCGGTATTAATATCTGATTGGGGAAAATACTTTTTATCCAGCTCATCATTAATTCCATCAGTATCATTATCTCCTACCTCAATTGGAATATTATTTATCGAATTTGATGATATACGATTCCAATTAGATGATAAGTAGTACTTTTGTGAAAAATAATATGGCTTCGAACCTATATTTTCAACTCTATAAGAATTATCCCAGTTCCATTTTGCACGAAGTGTAACATCTTGTGTCACAGTATCTTCGGAAAAGTTCCAAGCTGTTCCATCAATTAAATACCAGCCATCAAACGATGCATAATTTTTATGCATTTTTGTTCTATCTGGTTCAGTTAATAAAGAATCAGCAATTACCGTTTCGCTAAATGAAACAACTGTTGAATTGTATGTTCCACCACTACAATCATAAAAAAACATCATAAGTAGAATCAGTATAATTGGCTCTTTTAGTTTTACTATTTAATTTTATAACAGATTTAGTTTCCTCTAATTTTGTCTCATTAGAAAGTTTTAATGAAAAATTAGAAATTGATGTTGCAGAAAAAATCAAAGAAATTAATAGAGTTTTAATAATATGTTTCATTAATTATGCCTCCTTATTATTAGTAAATATGAAATTTAATCTTGTTTCCGCTCCATTACCGTCAAACCAAAAAATACTATTGGAAGAACAATCAAAAACAAAAGCTTCATTGATTGAAAAATCATCAGATTGATATTTAAGAGTCGCATTATATAAAGAATGGCTACCACCAACGTACTTAAAGGAGTGTGTGTCAATTCTTACATATGAATTTGAATAATCTAAAAAAAAGTATAAATTAAAACTGTAGTATTTTTGATTATTAGAGTATGCAGAATCTTCTATTACATTTGCGGAATTAGCTAAAATATAAGTTTCTTCAGTTATTTCCTTTAAAATATATTGTGCTTTAGAAATTGAATAATTTACTGCACTATCATTTGATACATAAGTTCCTTCAACTAAGCTATTTTTTTCTGTACAGCCTGTAACTGTTAACATAATAAGAATCAATAACCAAAAAGTCATTGTTTTTCTCATTTTTTCACCTCTTTTTCTTACTAGGCATGATATAAGACCTATAAAGTAATTTTGCCATGTTATACATCTATATTTGTAATTATTTGATATGTACTAAGTCATATTTCTATCCCCCTTAATGAATAATATGTAACCGCTTAGCTGATTCATTTATATTATTCCATAAAATTCATAAAAAAAGCAATTATAGAATTATTTGCATCGTTCAAGTACTTTGATTTCGAAATATTGATGTGAACCCCATAACTTGTACTTATTTGATAAAATATTTGAGGTGATTTTATGAAAAAGGACAAAAGGGTACGTGGAATCTATAAAAAAGTTCCAGACGACATCAAGATTAAGGTCTGTAAAGATCATTACGATAACCACATGAGTTATCAAGAATTAGGTAAGAAATACAACCTCTACACAAAGTCAGGTGAACTCATGGAAAGCACGATGCTTGGATGGTTTAGACTTTATCGAAAAATGGGCGAAGCAGCTTTCTTAATCCATAGGCAAGGGAATCGTTCTCAATATGGAAAAGACGGAGAACCTACTTCTGAAAAAGCCAAGAAAAGAATTAAGGAATTAAGAGAAGAAAACGAAAAGCTTCGACTCCAGGTTGAATACCTAAAAAAATTGAATGCCTTGGTTCAAGAAAACCGAAAAAAAGAGAAGTTTATCAAGTAGTCCGTGAACTAAGGCATAAATATAAACTAAAGGACTTGCTTGAAATATCATCTCTCGGAAAATCTCTTTATTACTATTACTTCCGAAATGAAGATAAGCATAATAAACATGAGAAAACAGAGGAAATGATAGTCAATATTTTCAAAGAAAATAAGGGCAGGTATGGATATAGAAGAATAGTCTACGCTTTAAGAAATGAATACGGTCTTATAGTCAACCATAAATTAGTTAGAAAAATCATGAAGAAATATGGTCTAGTTTATAAGGCTAGAAGGCATAGGAAATATTCTTCATATCGAGGCACTGTTGGTAAGATTGCCCCTAATGTTCTAAGAAGGAAATTCGCCGCTGATGCGCCGTTCCAAAAATGGGCAACAGATATTACTGAATTCAACATAAATGGTTCCAAAATATATTTATCTCCTATCATTGATATGTATAACGAAGAAATCATTTCTTATTCGATAAGTACATCGCCAAACATGAATCTTGTTCTCGATATGTTGGAGAAGGCATTCAAAAAGCTTCCACCACATCAAAAATTAATTCTACACTCGGATCAGGGATGGCATTATCAACACCCAGAGTATCAAGCTCGTTTAAGACATCGGGGAATAACCCAATCAATGTCCAGAAAAGGAAACTGCCTAGACAACTCAGTCATGGAGAACTTCTTTGGTAAGATGAAGATGGAAACAATCTATCTTTATCACATTAGGTCAATGTCTGAGATGATTGATGAAATCAATAAATACATTTCTTATTACAATTTCTATCGCATAAAAGAAAAACTGGGAGGTTATAGCCCAGTCGATTATAGAAAAATGAATCAGAACAATTTATAGTTAATTAAAATAGGTCCAATTTCTGGGGCGCACTACAAATGTCAGTTTTCAAAAAATTGGCTCCACGTATTTTGGATGTGGGGGGTGCGGTGTGGGAGTAATTAACCCAATTATAGAGCGGGGGGTTACCAGATACTAATAATTTCCTTATATATATCTTCAGTTCTTTTGTTTATTTTGCGTTCATCCCAAACAGTATCTCCAAGGTCATAAGGATGAATGATGTCATTTAAAGTAATAAACAAAGTACTTAATTTTCTGATTCCATCATTTTTTGAATCACCATCCAATTTGACACAAAAGGCTTTGTTTTTCAGACTTGAATTTAAAGACCGTGTTAGCAAGGTCATGTTTCCCAAAGAATATATTTTCTCATTTCTAGTTAATTCAGCTATTTGAATGTCTGTAATCATTTGATTATTATCGTCGTAGACTGGTAAATTTCCTATAGACCAATGGCTTCCAAGATTTTGTGGCATTATATGTTCCAAAGAATAAACATATTTTAAAGTCTTCTCACCACATCCCGGCACGTTTCGTCTGTGTAATTCAATTAGAAAAAGCAACATAGTTGGTATTTTATTTTCTCTTTTTCCAAATCGAAGATTAGTTCTAATATTTGTATCGCTCATTTCTTGAGAGGATAGTAATTGTTCAATACTAAAAATATTGTCTTTTGGATGAATGAGAGCGAAGCACTCCTTGTTGAAGTTTTTAGTAGATCTTCTTGATATATAGCTACGAATTAAATATTTTTCAAGTAAGAGCAGTTTACTATTGCACTTATCAGGGGACATTTCTGTATAACAATATAGGACATAAGGAGCAAATGTGGAAATATCCCACTTATCTAGTATTAGTAAAATTTTAAGCACTTGATTGCTGAAAGAAAAGTCGGATTTTTGGTAATCGTCATATATTAGATAATAATTATTGGAATATGTTTCAACTTCCTTAATAAAAGCCTTAATCTCCACCAAATTCATTTCATCAATATGAATTTTGTAACAACTTGAAAGTTCATCAAGAACATTCTTATTTGGATCATAGAACCCCTTTATAACTGCAAACGAATATAAAAACAAATCAAGATTTGTTCTTTTCATTCGCCCAAGTGTCCTCTCAGAATCCCAAAATTTAACCATATCATCATCATCAGAAAACTTTTGTTCCCAAGAGTTCTCATATAGCTTAATAACAGATTTTCTTTCTTGTTCGTTTGAATCACATAAATCTAAGGCCTTTTGAAATATTGCATTTTTAATTGTGTCTGCACTTGTTAATTTCACACCAGCATTATTTATAGTATCGAAAATGGCTTGTTCATTATCAACATCGCCAATGGTGATTGCAACAAAGCAGTCAGCCGTTGTTAATTTTTGGTACAAAGATAATAGTTTATCCTCAGAATAATTTTTTAGTTCTTCTTTGAAAAACTTATAACATTTTAAAATTTTATGGGAATCTTCTTTAATATCAGTCAATTCCACTTTCCCAGTCAATACATCTTTAAATTTAGGGGCATCGTTTTTGGAGTGGACTATTCTAATGATTAATTCCTTTTTCGAGTAGTCATAAGCGAAAAGGAATCCATTAATATTGATATTCGCCATTTTTTTTACATCTTCGCTAAGCAGTTCATCAATAACTTTAAATAAGACGCTGATAGTAGTTAATCGTTGTTGACCATCAATCACTGAGAATATCGAATACGGGCTTCCTGGCAAAGCTTTTTGTTTCTCACGAAAAATTATAGAACCTAAATATGAATTTTGACTCGTTGTTAGGTTTTCAAGTAGTTGTTCCCAGTTGTTCTCATCCCACACATATGATCTTTGAAAAAAGGGGATTTCATAAATTTGTGGTTGTGACAATAAACTAAAATTAGTTCCATTTGCTTGCATATAAATATCTCCAGTAAATATTTTTTATTATAACATCGATTCGCTAAAGATTTCTCATTATTTAAACTTATGGTTCTTGTTTAAGTTCTAATCTGGGTCTTTGGACGCTTTTAGAAACCATTCGATATCTTTTAAACAAAGTAGCAAACATTTTTTTACTCGTTTGATGTCACGCATCAAATAATAAATATAGGCAATCTTTAACTGTAAATCATAATTTGCGTGTCGACTGCTTCTGGCTAGATACTTCATGCCCATTGCTTTATCTTGTTCAATTTGATATCCACAAAGATACATCCTTGCGAGGACGTACTCCGCTCGCGGATAACGCTTCTTATCGGCAAGTGCTTTTACAAAGTCTGCATCTTCCTTTGTAATTGAGGTCTTGCCTAACCTCTTTTCGATAGTAATCAGTCTAACCACTTCGTTAATTTCGTCTTCTAGTTTTTGATTCATAAAAAAACCTCCTACTAATAAATAGGAGGGCAATCGCCATTTTGTTACAAATTTTCTTAAAATATTTTAATAAGGCTCAATATTGCCGTCTTTATCAAAGTATATTCTTCGCCCTTTCCCATCCAGTTCATCATGGATTCGCTTATGACAGCTACGACACACGAGTTGCAGGTTTTCGTTAGCAATACTGATTTTTGGATTATGCATATTGGCTTCAGTAAGTGGAATCTTATGGTGTACGATTTCTCCAACACCACCACATACTTCACATAGGTATCCAGCACTTGCTATTTTATAATCCCTGGCTTTTTGCCATGAAAGGGAATTATAGAACTTTTGTAGTCTTTCAGTTTTGGCCATTCAAGGAATTACTTTCCTCTTTGAGTCTACATATCACTTCGTCTGATACCTCTTCCCAAGGATAGTCTTTACTTCCGAAGTGGCCGTATGCTGCAAGAGGTTGATATCGTTGCTCTTTGAGTTTCAACTCTTTGATGATATTTGATGGAGCAAAGTCAAAGACTTTGTTGATTATCTTTCGAAGTTCATCGTTACTAAATTCGCTATTCTTGGCCTTGACATCGATCATTACCGGGAATGGTACTCCAATGGCATAAGCGACAGAAACGCGGCAAGAAGTGGCTAAGTTGGCTTTGACGATGGCTTTAGCAACATACCTAGCAAAGTAAGCACCGCTTCTATCGACTTTTGTATAGTCTTTTCCTGAATAAGCACCACCACCATGTAGAGCTAGAGTTCCATAACTATCGACCTGGAGTTTTCGACCGGTAACACCACTATCGGCATAAGGTCCTCCAGTAATAAATTCTCCGGTAGGATTAATGAGAATCAATGTGCTCGTATTGGTTAGATCACTTGGTAGAACTTCTTCAAGAACTTCAAGGATATAGGGTTCGTATTCTTCACGGTTGATACCTGGTTTTGTTTGAGCACTCACGATGACCGTGGAGATGTGTCGGGCTTTATCGCCATCATAGACGATAGACACCTGACACTTTCCATCTAGTCCGAAAATAGAAGGATAATGACGATTTATCTCATCCATTCTTATGGCAATGTTTCTTGATAAAACATATGGAAGAGGTAAGTACTCTTTTGTTTCATTTGTGGCATAACCATACATGATTCCTTGATCACCCGCTCCAAGATTATCCACTCCGACTTTGATATCGTTTGATTGCTCTGAGACTTTTACGATAATTTCAAAGTCATCCGTGTATCCAATTTCTTCAAGAATCCTTTTAGTTTCTTTTGCGTAATCAATTGAGTAGTTACTCGTTACTTCTCCGGCGATAACAACGAAGTTATCTTTGATAAGGCATTCGATGGCCACTCTTGAATCTTTATCGTGAGATAAAAGAACGTCAAGAAGTCCATCGGCAATCTGATCACATACTTTATCGGGATGTCCTTTAAAGACCGCTTCACTAGTTTTGACTTTCATTTTCTTCTTCCTCCAACTTAAAGTACTCGATTTCGGTTAATGGGATTGTCTTTCCATCACGCACCAAGTAGGCATCAAGGATGTCGCCCGTGTCTTCAAGATATCTTTTAACGATGACATCAACGTAATGGCGTTCGAGTTCTATTAGTCTTGCTTTCCGGTTTAACTGGTTTGCGGCAATAAGCGTTGAGCCACTGCCACCGAATGGATCCATGACGATTTCATCTTTCCGGCTTGAGTTCTTGATTAGAGTTCCGAGTAGATTTATCGGTTTCATCGTCGGATGTAAGTCGCATTTAGCGGGTTTGTTCTCATTGATGACTGTCGGTATAATCTTCGAATAAATATCTTCAAGCAAGGTGATGAGCTCGTCTTTTTTCATCGCTTTGAAATCAAGATAAGGAGTATCGATGACGGTTGACTGTGTACGATCATTAACAAAGTAATGGGCTTCACCTTCTTTAAATGAATAATAGATAGCTTCATGCTTCCATTGGTAATCCTGGCGACCAAGCACAAATGTATTCTTGTTCCAGATGAGTTGTTGCCTTGGTTTGAGATTTACTTTTCGAAGCGCCATATCAAATTCGACAAGCGAGGATGAGGCATGGAACACATATGCTGCACCTCCCTTTTTGAGCAATTTCTCGATGTTCGTAAAGGATTTGCCGAGGAATTCGACAAAATCATCGCTATCCATATGGTCATTTAGAATCTTGCGATTATCGAACACATCGTTTGCGTCACCTTTAGCACCAACGTTAACGTTATAAGGTGGATCAGTGACGATGAGGTCGATTGCTTCACCATCAAGCACTCTTTCAAAGTCTTCACTCTTAATGGAATCACCATAGAAAACTTTATGGCGGCCAAGAAGGTATAAGTCACCAAATTGAGAGAATGGTTCGTCAGCTAACACTTTATCGATGTCAAAGTCGTCCTCGTGCGTCTCTTCGTTATCTTCATCTGTTATTTGATGTTCAAATCCGAAGATACTCATGTCGAGATTTAGTTCAGCTAGTTCTTCTTCCAGTTTCTCTAAGTCCCAAGTGGCTAGTTCGCTTGTTTTATTATCGACAAGACGAAAGGCTTTGATTTGTTCTTCGCTTAAATCATCAGCGACGATGCACTGGCACTTCCTGGAGTCCGAGCCGATGACTGGCCTTATATCTTGTGTGTCCGGCGATGATCACATTATCTTTTGTGACAATGATCGGTACTTTAAAACCGAACTCTTTTATTGAATTAGCGACAGATTCCACTGCCGCTTCATTATTCCGGGGATTATTATCGTATTCACGTAGATCGCTAATCTTCTTGTTTACTATCTCCATTAATCCATTCCTCGTTTTGTTTTTCTAATCGCTTTTCTGCAAGCTCTAGTTCAAACTTCTTGTCGCTATAATCTTTTCCAAAATAGATGGCTAGGATGAACTTCGCGGCACTGATATCTGGCAAGTGTTCCTTGGTGTGCTTGATGATCCGCTTTCTTGTGCCTCGAGGTGTTTCTTCGATGTATTGGTCTTCATCGATGGTCTTTCCCCCGTTCGCACGTTTAATGATGTTAGCAATCATGGAATCCTTTAAAAGGTTCTTACCGCTCTCGTGAGCAAGGTTTACATCACTACGGTCGTTCTTCATTTTTTGGAATGTTCGAAGAGCGATGCCAAGGCTTTCTGCGATTGATTCTTCGCTTATTCCAACACTCGCAAGTTTCTTAATTAGTTCTAACTTGTCCTTTATGACGCCTCTAGACTTCCATTCCAGATAGATATTCTTTCTCATGTAGTTCAACTCCTAAAGATAAGTTGAATACTACGAATTTTCGCAAGGGAATGAATTCCCATAGGCATGGCCAGTATTCTGTGCAGAAAAAAACCACGATTTTTCCTTTCGTGGTTAGTTTATTATCGAATGATTATCGTTCTAATGGTCAAACTGAAGACTAGTTAATCTTGGTTGTATTCATATGCGATTTTATTTATTGCCATTCACATTGGTTTTCAAGAGTGATTGTCTTATTTCAAGTATTTTCCTATCAGCCACCATTAGGTAACTTACGTTTTCCGTCATTTTCTTACTGGTGTAGCCGTTCACTTAGGTTATGCGATGAAAGTATTATATTGGAAAAATTAACCAACATATCCCCACACTACTGGACGATTACTATGATTCCAATAACTGTTCCATCCAGATGGTTTGCTACTTGCTTCTACGTAAATGGTTAGGAATTTGCAATGACTAAATGCAAATTTGCCAATGATGGTAACGCTATTCGGAATCACGATGGATTTTAGGGATGTGCAATATTCGAATGCATGGTCGCCAATTCTGGTGACGCTATTCGGAATCACGATGGATGTTAGGGATGTGCAATCCTTGAACGCATAATCGCCAATGCTGGTGACGCTGTCGGGAATCACGATGGATTTTAGGGATGTGCAATATTCGAATGCATGGTCGCCAATGCTGGTGACGCTATTCGGAATATCGATCGATGTTAGGAATGTGCAACCTTCAAATGCCTGTTCGCCAATGCTGGTGACGCTATTCGGAATCACGATGGATGTTAGGGATTCGCAACCTGCAAATGCAGAATTGCCAATGCTGGTGACGCTATTCGGAATCACGATGGATGTTAGGGATTCGCAATCTGCAAATGCAAATTCGCCAATGCTGGTGACGCTATTGGGAATCACGATGGATGTTAGGGATGTGCAATATTCGAATGCATGGTCGCCAATGCTGGTGACGCTATTCGGAATCACGATGGATGTTAGGGATTCGCAACCTGCAAATGCAGAATTGCCAATGCTGATGACGCTGTCGGGAATATCGATCGATGTTAGGGATTCGCAACCTGCAAATGCAGAATTGCCAATGCTGGTAACGCTATTCGGAATCACGATGGAGGTTAGGGATTTGCAATCCTTGAACGCATAATCACCAATGCTGGTGATACGATTGGGAATCACGATGGATGTTAGGGATGTGCAATCCTTGAACGCATAATCACCAATGCTGGTGACGCTGTCGGGAATATCGATCGATGTTAGGAATGTGCAACCTTCAAATGCCTGTTCGCCAATGCTGGTGACGCTATTCGGAATCACGATGGATGTTAGGGATTCGCAATCTGCAAATGCAAATTCGCCAATGCTGGTGACGCTATTGGGAATCACGATGGATGTTAGGGATGTGCAATATTCGAATGCATGGTCGCCAATGCTGGTGACGCTATTCGGAATCACGATGGATGTTAGGGATTCGCAACCTTCAAATGCCTGTTCGCCAATGCTGATGACGCTGTCGGGAATATCGATCGATGTTAGGAATGTGCAACCTTCAAATGCCTGTTCGCCAATGCTGATGACGCTGTCGGGAATATCGATCGATGTTAGGGATTCGCAATCTGCAAATGCAAATTCGCCAATGCTGGTGACGCTGTCGGGAATCACGATGGATGTTAGGGATTTGCAATCCTTGAACGCATAATCACCAATGCTGGTGATACGATTGGGAATCACGATGGATGTTAGGGATGTGCAATCCTTGAACGCATAATCACCAATGCTGGTGACGCTGTCGGGAATATCGATCGATGTTAGGAATGTGCAACCTTCAAATGCCTGTTCGCCAATGCTGGTGACGCTATTCGGAATCACGATGGATGTTAGGGATTCGCAACCTGCAAATGCAGAATTGCCAATGCTGGTGACGCTGTCGGGAATCACGATGGATGTTAGGGATTTGCAATCCTTGAACGCATAATCACCAATGCTGGTGACGGGTTTTTCTAAATACATGGGAGGAATTTCAATAATAATTGGCTCGACGAAACATGGACAGCTCACAGTGTATGAACTTTTATCATAGTTAAGAGAAAAATTTAAAAACTTTAACATAGCTTCAAAATTCATTTATAAGTCACACTCCTTTTTAGTATTTTATCATATTTTTTTCTAAATCTATCTTGAATTCGAAGTCCATCCTATGTAATCAAACAAAAATAAGGAGTTATCTTAGCTGCATGTGGGGGTTTTCTTTTTTTTGTGTGCAAAATAATTTCTCTAACTCTTAATTCTATTAATGCATAATTGTCGAGGCGATTGAATTTTTCAAGCTGCAACCATAAAAAAATACGTTTTCCATCAGTTTCTTACTGGTGTAGGCGTTCACTAGCATTAACGCTCTATCCAAGTGTTTTTGATATAGAATCACGCGAATGGTTCTTTTTTTTATAGACAAAATATATCTTCTAATTACCTTTTAAATCTCAAATCCACCCTCATAAATGAATTTTCTTAAAAGTTCATCGACTTTCATTGGAATCTTTCTCGCAGGAATTTGCTCTCTAGTAATTTTCTCAAAGAATTGTTTTGCTTTGTCTCTATCAACTGACGATTTGATTTTGTCGAAGCGGCCAAATTCATTAATGTTGGTTTGTGTTACGTAGCCGTTCATAAAACTTCTTAAAAGTTCTTCGTCTAACCCGAGAACTGTCGCAAAACGATGTATTTGATCATTCTTAGCTCTTGTTCGATAGAAAGTGACATAATCACGGAAAGTCTTACCATCTTCTACTATAACGTCTCCGCTTTGAATGTCATGCAAGAAGAATTTAGCGTACTTTTGATCTTCTTGTGTCAACGTTGCAAAAGATTTATGAAGCTCTCCTAGGGCCTTTTCTAACGATTCACCACCAGTTTGGATTTCTTTTAAGTATTTGGTAAATCGAGAGTTCATATAGTCTGCATCAATTGCTCCAGTGTTAATCTCAGTCAAATAACTTTCAATTTCGTAAGGAACATCACTAGTCGATTCGCCAGGCTTACCAAATAGTTCTTTATAACGAATAACCAGAACATAGTAAGTCGTTTCATCCAGGTGTACGATAAGTTCTTCTTTCCCAAATCTATAGGTTAACTTGTTCCAAACAAAACCTTGAATTTTCGCGGCCTCATAATAACGATTGAATGAATTGAATAAACTTGCAAACTTACGGCAAGATTCTATATCCTCAGGGAGTCTTTCAAAGTTTTCTATACCCGCAGCTTTGAAAATGTCGGAGATCAAGTCAAAATTCTCATTTATCTTTGTAAGGTTCTTCTTTAAATCATCAACAAAGATACCAAAAGGTTTGTTGCCTGAATATAACTCAAAAGCAATTTCTATACGTTTTTTCATCGTATGAGGACGTCGATAATAGCGGATAATACCGTGTGGTTTTTCTGGGCCAAAGAGACGATTTGTTCTTGAGAAAGCTTGAACGACACTCTCAAACTTAAGTTCCTTATCAAGATACAATGTGTTGATCCATTTAGAATCAAAGCCAGTTAGCATTTGATCAACAACGATTAATAAACTTATCGTTTGGTCAGGCTCTGTTTCAATAGAAATGTAGGGTTTTTTGTGTGCCAATCTAATTGAAATATCTTTCTTAAATTTATCGGCGGTAGAAAGTGTAAATGTTTGTCCATATCGTTTGTTATAGTCGGTGATAATTTCTACAAGGGCATCCTCTTTGAAGATTCCTTTTCCATTGTTGTCGATATTTGGATCGAAAAGCGCAGTAACTTTAAATTCCGGTTTAAGAAATTTAATCTTTTTGTAGTATTGGATCGCCTCAGCGATACTACTAGTTGCAAATAAAGCATGGAATTTACCACCATGACTTAATGTCTCAAAATTATCAAGGATGTCTTTAATAACGGCGTCCTGATGTTCATCTCTTTCATATTGAGAATCGCTCAAATAATCTTCAATCCCTTTGTGGTAAATTCCTAACGAATCTTTATATCCCGTCATTGGGGTTTTCTTGGAGTCCATAAATTTGTAGAATATTTTACTTTTTGCCTCGTCAGAAATTGCATCATTTTCGTCTTTTGCCTTCGCTTCTTCCAAAGCGATTACTTTTCTAACATCGCGGTCCCTATAAGTTGTGACCATGACAGGGTCAAAACCGAGCACATTCCCATCCCTTATACCATCGGCGATGCTATACCGATGTAGTTCGTTGCCAAATATATGAGCAGTTGTCGTCATTTTTTTAGAGTTTTCATCTAAAATTGGCGTCCCAGTAAATCCGAAAAAGACAGCATTAGGAAAATTGTCTTTAATTGTCGAAAGCATATCGCCAAACACTGAACGATGAGCCTCATCTACAATGAATACAAGTTTTTTTTGATTAATCAATTCGATGTCGTTCACATTTCCGGTTTCATCTTTGATTCTACTCATCTTTTGTATAGAAGTGACAATCAAAGTATTTCTTGGTTCGCTACTTTTCAACTTCGTGATGAGAACGTTTGTGTTTTCTGTCGCTTGAACATCATCTGTTTCCTCGGCAAAAGCTCGATATTCTCGTAGCGACTGCGTCCCAAGTTCAATACGATCTACTAAAAACACGACTTTATCAGCAAATCTTGAATTTGCGATAAGTTGAGCAGATTTAAAACTGGTCATTGTTTTACCGGAGCCGGTTGTATGCCAAACGTATCCTCCGTAAGTATCCTTTTCGCCCCATTTTAGTTTTCCAATTCTGTCCGAAATACGCGATGCGGCAAAATATTGATAACTTCTCATCACCTTTAAAACACCATCTGTGTCATCTGCGACAGTATAGTATCCGATAAGCTCATGTGCCATTGGGATGGAAAGCAGATGCTGGGCGATTTCTTGCCATTTATTTATTGGATTATTATTGAAATCAGCCCAATGGAAATAGTAGTCTTTATTGAATTTGCCACCAATTCCGGGGTTGGCAAAGTAAAGTGTCTCCTCGGGAGTCATGGCAACAAATATTTGAATTAAGGAGAATATTCCACTAAAAACACCCTCGTGAGAATACTTTTCTATTTGATGGCATGCTTGACTAATATCCACGCCACTCTTTTTCATTTCAATATGAATCACAGGCATCCCATTGATCAAGAGTACTAAGTCACCTCTTCTTGGAGGTAATATACTTGTTCTTGCCTTGAACACTGGTTGTTCCGCAATTTGATAAATGCTATTTCCACCAGCAATTTCTTGTCTATCATAGATTTTTAAACTAATTTCTTTGCCGAAATGTAATTTGTCATCAGGATTATCACGAATAACAGAAACAGTTTTTCCGTTAATGAAACCGTTGAGATTTGCTGGAGTTCGAAGTTTTGTTATTTGTTCGATAATTTGATCCATCTCACCTTTAGTCAAAGGAAAATCACCAAGTCGATCTATTGATCGGTTGTTTTTAAATAGAATATTAGCCCAATTTTGAATAAGCTCTTCCTCGTTTTTATAACGGAGGATTTCTTTTTCCCACCCGTATTTCTCTGAAAGTAGGTTTACAAGTTCTTTTTCGAATTTTAGTTCATCATCAAACATATAATTATTCCTCCTTTCATGCAAACATCTTACTAAGTAGGGCTTTTTTGATATTTTGGAGCTTTTCATGCTTACGCTGATGAAGGGTGATAAGGTTATCTAGATAGTATAGAAACGCACCTATTTTCTCTTGTTCTTTTATTTTCGGCATTGATAATTCAATATCCATGGCTTTTGTTTTAGAGATATTATATCTTGATATTCCCTGAGCCAATAGTATCATTGGTTGTCGCACTATATCAGATCTTAAAAGATAAGCAATATAATATGGATCAAATTTAAAAGTTGGTCTAAAGCCAAAGCAAAAGCTATTTAGATATGTATTTTCATTGTTTCCAAGCCAAATTGATGACATTCCTACTTCTTCAGGTGTTTCAGATGAAGTTGTAAAAAATATGTCACCGTACTGAATTTCTTTCTGATTCTTATCGATTTCTATCGGTTCAACTCTACTAGTATCAGCAATTGGATTTGTAAAAACATTCATATAAGTTACGAACCTACCAGAACCATGTCCAAAGTCAGAACTTGATTTTCCAGATAATCCAGTGAAAGTATTTCCTAATTCTCCAAGCTTACGCTGTTCCCAAGCGTCAGTGAATCCTTTGAATCTTACTTTAGGGACATCGTTCCCATTTTCCGGAAACATTTTATCTAGTAACGCCTTTTTTACACTGACTAGTTTGTCATACTTACGCTGATGAAGGGTGATAAGCGAATCCAGTTTAAATAAAAGTGAACTTATCTTCTTTTGTTCTTCTATGTTAATAGGAATTGCTACGACAGTTTCTCTAACTTTCTCAGCATTAAGATTGGCTTGTGTTCCTGTAGATATTACTGGCATCCACTCATTGTTGATTTCTTTTTTCTTTAATATCTGAAAAACAATATTTCTAGTTGTTGAATTATCAAATACTAAATTGTAAAAAGCTTGCGAAGTGGCGGTATTTTCTTTTAAAATTGCTACTTTTCCGACAGAAGCATACATAGCTAATGAAATTGATTCCGCAGGAACAATCCACGCAGCCGAACTTCGAAGACCTTCATTATTGATATGTTTTTCAGTATCAAAAATATATCCATCAGAGTTACTAATATCAGTAATACTTAGGAAAGGTATTGTGCCATTATAATAGTTAGGATTTGAAGTTGAAGGGGTCCCACCTGATCCCCCATCAACTATTAAAGCTGAAAGCTTACGCTGTTCCCAAGCGTCATTGAATCCTTTGAATCTGAGTGAAGGTTTTCTATCATTTTCGGGCATATTAGTCACCACCCAAGAGTTTTTTAAACTCCTCTAGCCCCTTCATATCAAATTCATCACCTTCTAAATCATCTATGAGATTTGTGAGGTTGCCAATTGTCTCTTTTAATTGATTCTCAATATCCAAATATGTTGTTGAATACTTGTTAACTAAGGCTTTAACTTTTGACTCAAATTCATTTACAACCAAATCAGGAAGTGAGGACAAAGAGCTAACAATGGGATCCACCCATTTAAGTTTAAGAAGATGATACGCTTGATCAGAGCTAAGATTTTCAATAGTCGCTTTCGTATGAAGTTCTAGATTTGATTTTAGTTCTTTGATTTCCTTTTTTAGAATCTTTTCTTCTTCAAACAATTTGTTTGCTTCAATGATTTTACACTCGAGAGAGTCTTCATCGTATTTTACTCTCTTTTCTATATTCTCTTTGATGTATTTTTTGACTTCGGCAGCCACAAAAGAAGTTTTGTCTTCGCTTACATACTCTCCTTCTTTATCTTCTTCGGTAAGTGAATCAAGGAGGTCAACAAAGGAATTTGCAATCTCAGCAAGCTTATCTTCTTTAGACTTGAGCAAATTCATTTCATAAGAAAGAAGGGATTTTTGAACAAGTTCAAATGGAATAATCCTTCCAACCCATCCATTTTGCACTTCCTCTTCCTTGTCACCCTTCTTTTTAAGAATCATCAATGGATCGACTTGCCGTAGTACATTTAAGATTTTTGTGGCATCAACTTTTCCTTTTTCATCAGTACTTTCGGTATGGATGATTTCCAGGTCAACTTCGATTTGTTTCCAAGCATCATCTAGCACTTGGTATGCTTGATACCGGTCAATTAAAGGAATGTTAGCTAATCTTTCAAAGATGTAATCGCTGATAATTTGTTCTTCCTTAGAACGCTCAACTTCACTGATTTTGTTAATGAGTCGATCATTAAGGTAAGACTCGAAATTTGCAAATGTTTCATTGAATTCGATGATAAAACGCTTAAATTCTTCGTTATTGTTCACCACATCATTTATATCTGTGGAAATAAGTTCTGAATAAGGAGTCTTTCCATTTCTAAAAATGTTCTTTTTTAAATTAGGGAATACTTTCCAATATCTGTTCATTTCATCAATTTCACTATTGGGTATGCCACCAAACATTGTTGCATATACATCCCAAGACTCCGCTTTTTCCGATGAATCCACGTATCTTGGAATGTTTAAGTTATAATCGTTATTTCTAATTTCTTCTCTAGAGACTACTCTTGCAAATTTATCAACATTCGATCGTGAGATGATTGTATCAACAATCTTTTTGATATTAGACGCCTGAAGTTTATTATTCTTACCAACTTTAATGAACCCTTTAGATGCATCAATGATCAAGACATCACTATGTGAACGCTTTTGTTTTAAAACCATAATGATAGTAGGAATCCCTGTACCAAAGAATATGTTTGAAGGTAATCCTATAATTGCATCAATATGATTATGTTCAATAAGATTCTTGCGTATTTTTTCTTCTTCACCACCTCTGAACAAAACACCATGTGGTAATACAATTGTCATGATTCCATCAGGCTTGACATGGAAAAGATCATGCAAAAGAAAGGCATAATCCGCCTTTGACTTCGGTGCCAAACCAAAGCTTTTATACCTGGCATCGTTTTCTTTGTCAGTTGGATCCCAGTGCTGAGAATAGGGAGGATTAGAAACCACCGCATCAACATATAATGGGGAGTAGGTTCTATTTGGATCAGACTCATCAAAATAAGGCCAGTCTTCTTCAAGAGTGTCAGCGTTTCTTGTGTAAATATTCGAAGGGAGAATGCCCCTCATAACAAGGTTCATTCTCGTTAAGTTATAAGTATTTTCCTTGAGCTCTTGAGCATAGTACTTAATCTTATTTTTTTCGTTCATGTGCTTGGCAACTGATCTGCCAATATTTATAAGTAATGACCCTGAACCACTGGTTGGATCATAAATTTCAATTTCCTTTTTATCTTTTAAATGGTTTGCAACAATCTCAGACATTAAAAGAGAGACTTCATGAGGAGTGTAGAATTCTCCAGCTTTCTTACCGGCATTGGCCGCAAACATGCTTATTAAGTATTCATAAATAAATCCAAGGACGTCATAGCCCTGTTTTCCATCCATAGGAATATCGTTGATAAGATGAATAAGATCGCTGATTGCTTTGGTTTGCGCTCCAGAACTATCGCCAAGTTTGCTTAAACCTGTTTGTAAGGTGTCAAAAATCTTGTTGAAGACTTTTTGATGTGTTGGACTGATGAGGCGGCTAAACGCGGAAAGTGCATCTCTGACGTTAGAAACATCAAAATCTTTTCCCTTAGCTAACCAAGTCGAAAATAGATTATCGAATGAAATAAAATATCCTAAATTTTTCTTGCAGTAGTTAACTGTCTCTTCATCTTCTTCTTTAAGCTCAATCAACTCTTCTCTTTTCCACCCTTGTTCGGGTAATAAGAGATATTCTTCTTGTTTATCCGAAAGAAATTTATAAAAAATGAACCCGAGAATATAGTCTTTATATTCGTTCGCTTCAATCTTAGAACGCATCTTATTGGCAGATTCCCAAATCTTTGACGCTAATTGCTGTCTATTCATAAAATCACACTCCTAGTTTGTTTGGCTAATTTTATATATTTTAACATTTTATGAGCTCATAAAGGCAGATTATTTTGTCTCTGTTGGTATTTTCTTGAGATTACTCAATATGATTTTTTATTTAAAAGCCTTTTTTCTTATCTTCACTAAATTCCCAACGAGCCTTATCCATTGCGGTAATAAAATATCCGAATTTATTTTTGATTACTACTTCTTCTACAAACTTACTCGTGAGTCGTTCTTTATATTTGTGGATGAAGTATTGAACGTATAACTTGAAATCATCAAACTCATATCCGTTTTCGCCGATGAATTTTTCAAAGTATCGATCGTATCGGAAGTACTGCCTTTTATCTTTTAGAGTTAAATAACCAGAGTTTATGAGATAGCGAGTTAAGACATGGTGCTTGTCAAAAGCAATTTTGTCCTCTAACTCGCTAATTTTATCTATTTTATCCAATAAATCTATTTTATCTAATATATCCTTTGTTATCTCTTTGTTATATATATCTTTATTATTGGGTACATTTTCTGTACACCCCCCCTGTACACTTTCTGTACTACCCCCGTCCATTTTCTGTACTGGTGGTACATTTTCTGAACGGGTATAAATGTTAGGGATTATTTCATATTCTACGAGGCGAATATTACCTTCATATCGTTCGATTTTTTTCACTAGATTCATGTCGATTAGTTTGTTGATAATGTCAAAAACGGATGTTCTAGATTTCAAGGATAATCTTCGTTTGATGTAGTCGATAGACGCAAAAAGAGTTCCCTGGTTATCTTGGGAATAAGAATAAATCAAAGCGTACATTCGTAGCTCGTTTCCTTTAAGGCCTAACTTAGTCATCCAGTAGAACTCGATGAGAAAATGATGATCATTTATTTCTTGTTTTTTAATCTTCATAAACGCACTCTAAAAAGTCCTCTAATATTGAGCATATTTTCTCCTTAACTACACCAGTGAACGGCTATTGATTTTCGATTACTCATTTTTTCCGTATATCGACTTATTGACGACGAGCATTTTCCGTCAACTTCTTATCGGTGTTGCCGTTCACTAGTGTTATCTATTTTTTTATGTATTTTTAGTTTTTTGTTTTTTGATAGTATTCTCGGCACTTAATTTTTCTTGGAATTCTTCAAGTGATTCTTTGGTCACGCGATAGGAGTTGCCAAGCTTAAAGGCTTTGAGTTTGCCGCTTGCGATATAGTTCCACACTGTGCGGTTGGATACCATGAGGTATTCTGCTATCTCAGCCAGTGTATAGGTTCTTCCAAGGTCGCTCATCGAATGCCACCTCCATACTTCTTATCAATTAAGGACTCAATGAGTTGGATGCCTTTTTGAAGCACCAAGACATTCGTAACTACCTGGCTTTTGGTTAGTTTTGCTTCACTGGTCACAATGATGCGAAAGTAGTTCTCTTTGACGAAGTGCGGCTTTGGTTGATCATTATCATCAAAGACACCGGCAAGGCGAAGAATCTCGCTAATGGCACTTGGTGAAGGCGGTTTAGCATACTTTAACTTAGTTGTAATGTTAACAAAGTTAACGGGATTAATTCTTGACCCGAAAATAGTCTTGATGGTCTTTATGTAGGGCTCATAGGTTCTCTCTTTAGCTTCAAGAACCTCGACCTTTGATTTCAAGATATTACGTTCTTCAATGAAGCGTTCCCTGTCTTCCATCGATTCGAGATCATTAGGCGTCAAGTTATCAATGTTATGTTCACGATCAAACTTATGTTTCATCACTTGGGTAAAGAATTTGAATCCTTCTCCAGAGCGATCCAGTTCAGATAGATTTTTAAACACTTCAAAATCAATTATGTCAATCCGTTTATCATGTCCATCGATGTTAATGGTTATCCGCTCGGTAACCACTAGTTCTTTCACTTTTGGATCATCATGTTTGAGTTTGAAACGCTTTAAGACTTCATGAAGGCTAAGAAATAGTTCACCTTCTATGACTGCGACTAGAACTTTCGGGAAATCTTTTAGATAGAGGTAATAGACTGAACGTTTAGTCATTTGTTTTCTTGTCCTTTCTTTGACTTGAATAGGGCATCGGAAACGAGTTGATTCGTATTCGAGCCGAGACCTTCCACCATATGCGAATATATTTGCGTTGTGGAAATGTTCTTGTGACGCAGTGCCTCCTGAGTCTGGAGAATGCTCGCTCCTTGTAAAAGGGCTGTCGTCGCAAAGGTATGACGCAGTGAGTGGACACTGTAGGCTCGGGAATTGTAACCAATAGAAATCAATAAATCCTTGATTTGAGTTCTTATCATTTTTGTCGATAATCGCTTTCTAATTCCGTTCTTCGGTTTAGTTAAGAATAAGGGTGTGCCACGGTCGTCATCCGCAATTGAATTCGTGTCGATGGTCGCTAGATACTCTTGAATAGCACAAAATGTCTCCTCCGAGAGTTTCACGAATTCAGCTTTTGAATCTCTTCCTTTTCCCTGAATGTGAAGCACCGCTTCGCCTTGGACATTATCGATGTCATCAATGTTTGCTCTTTCAGCTTCAATACTTCGAATTCCGGTGGTTAGGAAAAGAACAGCGAGGGCATAATCTCGCTTTCCAATTTCGTTTACAGCTTTCTTCTTGGCTTTGTTAAGTAGTTTGATCGAGTCTTTGATGGAAAGCGGCATTCTCTTAAATGTCGTTTCCACTTTACATCCGCGGACTTGATAACTGATGTCATCGTAAACACCCATGAACTTAAGATGTTTAAAGAATCCCCGTAGCACAACGATGTATTTTTGCACCGATGCACTTCCAAGATGCTTGAGACTAAACTCTTTAAAAGCGAGTAAGTCATTCCTTGTTGGCTCAAGAACTTGTCGCTTCTCAAGAAACTTAGCAAAGCTATAAAGGATATTTTTGTATCCGATTTTGGTGTTTTCTTTTAAGTCTATGTAACTTAAGTAATTGGCAATTTCGTCATTAATATTCATATTTATCAATCTCGTTTCTGCCAACTAGGTACCATGGTTCTCTCGTGTACCCGAGTTCTATTCGACGTCTTTGGTATTCCGCTTCACGCACGACGAGCTCCTCGACGCTCACTTTTAGTTCTTTTGCTAGCCGAACATAAAGCAAGGCACTCATACGATGTCCTCTTTCGCCAGATTCAAGTTGATAATAGTTTTTCTTATCGAAATAAATACGGTCCGCTAAAATGTCAGTTGTTAGCCCAGCTTTGTACTTTAAATCAATAAGATACGTGCGCATCAAAGCTCTCTTCTTGTTCTGATGGGGTGCATCTTTGTTTCTGATTTCTTTCATTCATCTCTCCTTTTGCACTAATTCTACCGAGAGGTTTTAAACGAAAAATTACGAAACAAGTATTTAATTTCTTTGTAATATTGAATAAGACATATTTGCATTTATTCGGCATTTATCCGTTTGCCTGTGCTATAATCAATTTGTGGGTATATTATTAAATATTACACTAAAAGGAATAAATATATGGAAAGAAATGATGAATATGGTGCCAATTTGCTTAAAATTATTGGCGAAAGACTGAAATATCTTCGTAAGCACTATGCTGTTCAAGTGGAGCGTCTCACTGAAGCTTTGGGCGTATCCCGTAATCAGTACTATCTCTATGAACAAGGAGTGAGTTCAATCAGCGTTGTTGGTCTAAAGCGTTTGGCCGATTTTTACCATGTTAGCTTGGAATTCATAACAAATAATCATCTACCTGAACTAGGGTGTTCAACCTTCTTCCACTGCTATGCCGCCGATGATCTCGATGAGTTAGTTAAGACCAAAGAGGTATTCATCTCTAATCACAATGACTCACTGCTCATGATCAAAGCCAAGGATAGGTTCATGCTCTTTGAGACGATGCAAAACTGCCCAACCATTAACGGCGTTTATTTCTTTGAACATGACGGTGCCAAGAAAGTGGCTGAGTTATTATTTGTCGGTGATCCGTCAGATAAAAACGGAATCGTCCTTGTTTTGTTTAATAAGGACAATCCAGTCAGCATGAAACGAAAGGATCTCTTCATACTAGCTCGCCATGTCGGCGACTATGTCGAGACCATTCCTGGACGCTTTATTGAGCAGTAGTCTTCAGTTTGACCCTCTTATTACGCACGTACATAAAATAGAATGAACCTGGCTCAAGATTAAATTAGTCATTCCTTGTTCTTATAAGGAGCAAAGAATGAATCCAGATGTTCAACACAAACTAATTCGACATGCTTTAACCCTTCTTTTTGTGAAGGGTTTTTTAAGTATTGAAGAATATCTTCAAATGCGCGATTTCATTATCGGTAATCAAATATTTAAGTTATAAAACAAACAAGCGAGTAATACTACTCGTTTACGAAAGGAGTAATTCAAGACATGACGAAAACTATTGAGGTGATTATGCCGCATAAAATCGACACTTCACTTACAAAAACTAACAAAACAAAATTGCGGGTTGCGGCTTATGCACGTGTATCCACTGATGAAGATGATCAAGTAAATTCATTCAAGTCTCAAATCGATGAATACACCGAACGCATTACCTCTAATCCCGATTGGGATTTTATCGGTATGTTTGCGGACAAAGGCATCACTGGTACCCAAACCAAGAAGCGGCCAGAGTTCATGCGAATGGTTGAGTTAGGAATGGAACGCAAAATTGACTTAATTCTAGTTAAGTCCATTTCTCGTTTTGCACGTAATACAGTCGACGTTCTCACGACCGTTAGAGAGTTAAGAAACCGGGGATGCATCATTTTCTTTGAAAAGGAAAACATCCGTAGCGATGATACCAAGATTGACTTCGTTCTTACGGTTCTATCAAGTGTTGCCCAAGAAGAGAGTCGCTCGATATCGACCAACGTTAAATGGAGCATCGAAAAGAAATTCAAGAACGGCATCGCCCACGTAACTAGGATTTATGGTTATCGCAAGGGTGAAAATGGAGAGTTGGTTATTGAAGAAAGCGAGGCCTCTATTGTTCGCCTCATCTTCTCTTTGTTTATCGAAGGCTATAACATCAATGACATTGTCAAAATTCTCAATGACCGAAAAATACCAACGCTTAAAGGTAAATCGTGGCTATACTCCACTGTTCGTGGACTTCTTAGCAATGAGAAATATATGGGGGACGCCATATTACAGAAGACTTGCACTATTGATTATCTCACTCACAAGCAAGTCAAGAACGATAATATCGAGCCGAAGTACTATGTGACAAATCATCATGAAGGCATCATCAAAAGGGACGAATACGAAACCGTCCAATCAATGCTTAAGACTCGTCGTCCAAATCAAATAACAAAGTATCCTCTAACTAATATCACCTACTGCAGTAAGTGCCATCGTAAGCTTCACCGCCATCTCATCAATCATAACCGGCCAAGTGAATATGTTGTTTTAAATTGTAACCACAATCCTACTATCTCTATCGACTGCACCTATCCTCGTATTTCGTATGATCTAGTACTAGGCGCCGTTAAGGATTCTATCCATGAGTTGCTTAATCACAAAGATGTTCTAGATGAACTTAAATCGATGCTTATATCAGTATCTGAACATGATGATACTTCATCTTTGCATAGCAAACGCCTTCGTCTAAATGCATTAATCGCTGCCAAAGCAAATGGCCTAAATGAAAAGATTATTTCCGAAGAAAAGGCACTACGAAAAGAAATCGAGAGGTTAGAAAATAGAGTCAGCTTTTCGGTGCGTAGCAACAACCTTTTGCAAGTCATTGATTCAGTCATTTCCGACCAAGATTTCGTTAATGATTTCTTATTAATAAAATCATTTTACAAGTTGGTGATTGTTAGTCCAGAAGAGCTGGTTTTCGTTATATCTGGTAGCAAGGATACCGAAGAGCTGTCTTCTTGCATTGATGAGTTGAGCATTATCCCCTCGTTGTTTTCGAAGTTGTACATCGATTACGATCTGCAGAAAGGTATTAAGTATCGGGTGGTTTATCATGTCTAGTGTCAGTGTCATCCCTGTTGATATTGGGACTGTGGTTCGTAAAAATCGAGTCGCTATTTACGCTCGCGTTTCAACGAACAATGAGGAGCAAGAAACGAGTTACGAACTTCAAGTCAATGAACTTATTAAGTCAATAGAAGCGAATCCGAACTATGAGCTCATCTGCGTCTTTGCCGATAAAGAAAGCGGCATGGACACAAAGAATCGTCCTTCGTTTAAGAACATGATGGAAATAGCTCGTAAGGGTGGCATTGATCTCATCTATACTAAGTCTGTGTCTAGGTTTGGGCGCAACGCCATTGAGGTTCCGGAAATTATCCGAGAGCTTCGGAGTCTAGGCGTTAGCGTTTTCTTTGAAAAGGAAAACATCTCTACTCGTGACTTTGCTGATGAGTTTCTTCTTAACATTCTTTCAGGTGTTGCTGAGGAAGAATCACGGCAAATCTCAAGTAATCTTCGGTGGACCTTCAAGAAAAAGATGAGCAAGGGACTAAATACTACAGTACGAATTTATGGGTATAAGATCATTGATGGTAATTTCATCATCGTTCCTGAAGAAGCGAAGATTGTTAAGCAAATATACGATTGGTACATTGAAAAGGTTTCCTATGCACGGATGATTCATCTACTGCACGAGCTTGGTATTAAGTCACCACAAGGCAATGAGTTCTGGTCGCGTAGCGTCTTAGAAAGCATTTTACTTAATGAAAAGTATTGTGGAGACGCACTGCTTGGCCGAGGTCGGGAACTCGCAAGAACTAACAAATGTCTTTTCTACGATGATCCCACTAAGTATCTAGTCCGTAACAATCATGAAGGCATCATCTCTCGTGATGTGTTTGACTTTGTTCAAGCCGAGCGCAAGAAACGTACCAAGTATCGCCGCAACAATGTTAGTCAGACATTAAAACCAGAATCAAAGTTCTTTTATTCAATGGAAGTCGATAAGCACTTTATTTACAAGGTAGAGCGTCCAAAAGGCAAATACAATATTCCAGTACTCCTATGCGTTAAGAATGACTTTCGGAAAATGTTTCCATATAAGTATGTTGTTGAGGGTATTTCATCAGTTTGTAATCATCTGCTTAAGAATTTTAAATCAATAACCAACTACTACAGTGACATCAAAGCAAATACGCTTGAATCCATGCAAAACGAGTTCACCGTGCTTCAACAAGAACTCAACGGGACAATCGATGCAGATGTGAAATTGAACATCTACAATCGCATATCTGAACTAAGGAACAATCAGCTAACCTTTGAGAGCATTGAGAACACCCTTCGTAAATTGAAACTCTCGCTACTCGCATTGAGCGATGGTTACGATATCGAAATCGTAAAGACCATCTTCTCCCAAGTCTATGTCAAAGGTAATCACTTCTATTTAATCTTTAATCCAACTAACTCACCGCTTGATCTATCCAACGACATAAATATTCTTCTTAGTGTAAAAGTGTCTTCAATCGTGAATTACAAGATGACAGAACTCGAATTTTCTATTGTATTAGTGTAGGTTCGCTATCTTACAATCAGCAACTCAAGGCCTCGAAAAAGTCGGTTCGCTATCTTACAATGAAAAATAATCGATTTTGGCAAAACCCCACGAACTGAGCATTAGCTGATCGAACTCATAATTAAAATTAACAAAAAACGACCAATTTAGGTCGTTTTTGTTTGTTTTTCGCTACTTTTTAGCGAGTAATTAAAGACAATTTTGGCAGGGGCTGAGGGAATCGAACCCCCAACAACGGTTTTGGAGACCGTAGTTATACCGTTTAACTAAACCCCTATTTGGCGCTCCTATAGGGAGCGAGCAATTGAACTGACCAGGCCCATATCAACCTGACCAGCAAAGTTGATTTTAAAGTATTTCATTACGCTTGGCAATGATTTATCATCAAGTTTAGAGATTTTTTCTCTTATTTCTTCTTCCGTTAGCATTCTCGGCAAATATTGGCTAATAACGGCCTTTTGCTTCTGAATTGATTCAACACGAAGAGTATTATTAACTTGCCGATACCCATCTTCTTCGTCATCCAACTCTTTGATAGTTTTAGCAATAATTTTTAAAACATCAGCGTCTAAAAAATCCTTTGCTTGGGCTCGAGCTTCAATTGAAGCCGTGACAGCCTTATTAATAAC